GGTGAGACAGGTGAGCATAGACCTGTCATTTGAAACCTTCTGGAAGCTGTACAACCTCAAAGAAGAGCGCAAGAAGTGTGAAAGTATCTGGGAATCCATGAAGGCAGCTGATAGGCTGGCCGCTATCAATCATATCAAGGTATATGACGGCAAGCTGGCTCAGCGCACTATCAATAAGAAGTACCCTGCCACCTATCTACTAAACAAAGTCTGGATATCATGAAAGGGACAATCGCAAATATCAAACAGAAATACCTCGACATCAAAGCGAGGTATGTGGCGCTGGATAAGAAGGACGAGTTGGGCCGCCCGATCTATACCTATACTAACATCGTGGCGAAGATCGCTAAGGAGTTCTACCTACAGGAGCGCACAGTCGGTGAAATATTGCTGCTCGACATAGACAAGTGGGAGAAGAAGGAGCGCAAATCAGTACCTGCACAAATGGGATTATTTGACGACAAAAAAGAAGAGCAATGATCATACGCGAATACTTCGAGGATGGCGATCAGCTACAGGCCGAGTTGATCAAAGAGGAATACGACTATCTGTTTGATGAAGTCATGCAGCTCTATGCCTTGCGCGATACATTGGTGAAGACTCAGCGCTCCACGCTCGACGTCACGCGCCAGATAGCAGAGAAACAGACCCGCATGCGCTTCATAGATAGCAAGCTATATTATATCGCCGTCACGCAGCCTCACCATCCTGATATTACGCCTGTGGTCAAAACCGCAAAGGCCATATGGCACACTCCTGAAGATGAAGTGACGGAAGTAATACGCGAGGTATATATCGCCCCCTGCTCAACCCTTCATAACCCTCGCAGGCCTTATAAGAAAAAAGACAAACCGGATATCGCTCGGATAGCCGAGGAGATCAAACACCAAACAGGCTATCCGGGCAAAAGGCTTCGCAATAGCGAGGCTATCCACAACGGGATTTTAAATGTAGAAACAGAATAAACACAATCAACATGGACAAACAATTTCAAAATCAATACGCCTTTATCGAACTGGAGGATGGTGATCGCTTCTACTTCGTTGGTGACACCAAAAAGGAAGTCTGGCAAGCTGAGGTGACAGTGGAGCCGCTCAGAGCCAAGATCATCAAAGTGAAAAAGCAATCTGAGGCTCATGCCAATCTCCCAACCTATAAGCAGCGCAATACCAATATCATCTTCCTGCGCCACGCAGGCACCAAGTAGTTTTTATTCATTCATCATAAACAACAAACAAAATGGAAACATTTAAAGCGGCTTTAAAGAAGCTAGGCACCTTCCTGCTTCGGTGGGATGGTATTTGGAGCGTACCGATGGTACTTGCTCTGTTCATCGGCGTACTCTATGCAGGAGAGGCCATATTCGGAAATGGATTCGGAGGCTATAGCCCCGGCTTCCTACACGCGGTACTATTCGCATCGGTGGTACTGACCGTTCTCAATACCGTTGCGCAACTGGGGCTTAAGGTTAATATGCCTACACTATGGCACTATACGATCAGCACCTTCAGACCGGAGAGCACCGGATTTTCTAATGACTTCTACAATCTTCAACCATGGCAAAGAATCCTCTTCTACTATTCAGTTTACTTCTTGTATTTAATACTTGGAGTGGTGATAGTGGCGCTGCTGGTGTAGTACTCCCGGCAAAGGGCATACACCCGGACACTACCTGCCTCGCACACGCCTACCTATCTCAGGTGGGCGTTCGTGAGCTTACTAACCATAACGACGGCCCTGCTGTCGAGATGTACCTGCACTGCTGTGGCCTTGGCAAGGGCTACGCTTGGTGCTCAGCCTTCGTCAAGTGGTGCCTGACTGAGTGCGGTGTCGATACCCGCACCATCACCGCATGGGCCGCTACTACCTACAACTATAGCAAGGTCGTCTATGCCCGTGGCCGGATCGTACAGCAGCCACAGCCCGGCGATGTCTTCCAGCTCTGGGACTATCGCTATGCCCGTGTGGCGCACACAGGCTTCTATCATAGCCGCGTCACAGACGATATCTATGAGAGCGTGGAGGGCAATACCAACGGCGGCGGCTCCGCTGATGGCGACGGCGTCTACCGCCGCAAGCGCTCCCTGAAGGCTACCTATGCACTCACTCGTTGGCTCTAATTTTATATCTTTAAACCAAGTTTAAATCAAGATCATGAAAAAATCAATCGTCCCCATAGCCCTGCTATTATTCGCTATCTGCTCATGCAGCAAGGAAAAGACAGGAAGCAATACCACGACCAACAACACAATAACAAAGGCCTACCTTGTCACTCAGGCGCAATCCTATGATGCATCTGGTACTCTGTTTACTACTACCACATACTATCGTTCAAGTAATTCGAGTGGTCCTCAGCTGGATAGCGTAGTTGGAGTGACTCCCTCTACGAATACCATAACGGTTGATCGGTATTACTACAATGTGCCCTTGGTAGGACTTGTCAGTCACTATACCAATGGAGTTAGGACCTCGGCTGACGATGATGTTGTTTATTTTGATGCATATGGCAATGTGACTAAAGATGAGAATTGGAACCAATCAGGGGTGAAGCAAAGCTATACTTCTTATACCTATACCCATTAATACTTACTGATATGGAGTTTGCTAAAGTGTCGTTAAAGCTTTTTGGTATTGAAGTGGATGGTGTAAGTCCATCGGTCACCTTATCGAAGGATGAGTTGACTGAACTCAAAAGCAAGATGCCAAAATCGAATTTAGTGCCTCTGGCACGTTATAGTCATCGGAAAGTGAAAGGAGCAAAGCGAATCACACGTCGACATATAGGACGGTATTTGAGAAAACGAAAAGCATAAGAAAGGCCCCAGTGATGGGGCCTTTCTGTTTTATTGATTCCTGGACTTTGCCATTGCTTCGGCATAGCTTTTCATAAGGTCGGTGATGTAGACTTTGTCTGACTTTCCATTATTTGTGTCAAGGTCTAGAGCGGCTTTAATTAGCTCTACCTCTGTCCCGATTATGTCCTTGTTTGTGCCAGCTTTCGAAGCAGTGGTTGACATTAGCATCTCGTACACTAAGCTCCTTTTAGCATCCTCAGTTAGTACCCTGTAGTCCTTTCCTGTCATTTCATACCAGCCTTTTCTTTCTTCCTTCTTGGTGGGCGCGGCCACAACAGATGGTGTGCTTGTAGCTGGAGGCTCCGGCTTCTTCAGGCATTGGCCTATTATGAAAAGGAATACCATGCCTATTGTTCCGGCGAGGATCAGCATCTTGTCTTTGTCTGTCATATGGTTGTTTTCCCCAAATATAACTATCCCTGCGAAACCGCAATAGTCTGTCCCTGTACCGGCGCATTCGCGATCACTGGCACCGCTGTGTTGTCCAATGCGCTGCTACTTTGGAAGCTCATCACATCCACACGGGTCACATCAGGATTTATATTGAGGGCGTCCCCGATATTGACGAGGCTGCCGAATGCTACCAGCTCGGCGGCTGAGTTGAAACCTTGCAGGGCCTTGTATACCTGTTTCATCAGGTCTAAGTAATACAGGCCGCGCGCCATTTGTGTTTGGGGCGTGTTGTCAGCTGTGGCCGTTCCTGTGCGATTAGTTTCGATATGTATGTCTATCTGCATCACGGAGCGCCTGCTCATGCTGCCGCGCTGTACCCATTGTGTCGGTTTGAAATCTATAAACAGCGCTGGCAGGTCGTAGGCGTCTTCGTCCTTTGGTCTCAATGGCTGGCTGTCATAGAGGTCTATGTGCGCAATATTCGTGACGTCCGTCTCTATCTTGTTAGCTATCGTGGTATAGATGAAGCTGTAAATGTCTGATGTAACTATGTCCATAATTGAAGTGTTTAACGGTTATTTATTTGGTGGCCCTCCCTATGGCGAATCCCGCGAATGCTCCTCCCAGTGATCCGAACCCGAAACTGATCAGGCTCTTCGTCTTGCAGTCGCATTTCATGGTGAATGTTTTTAGCCCGGTGATCTCCACGTATGGATTGCTATTGGTATAGGTGCTGGTGTAGGTGTTTGGCTTGAATAAGTGGAAAATACTCTCCTCCGTGCGGAAGGTGAGCTGCTCGGGGAACTTCAAATCTACCTTGAAACTATCCCGCCCGGCTATGATAGTGCCTCTACGATAGGGGTCTAGGCTATCAAAAACGAGAGTATACAGGGGGCGACAGGTATCATAGCGGAGTGTCTTTACCCCGCCACTGTCTGTTTTGATGGCTGTCACCCCGCCCAAAGTCTCTGATGTGGGTAGCTCTGCCCTCACTCTCAGCTCCTGTGTGGCCACGGCGGCGTTCAGTGTACGGCCATTTACAGCCTTTTTGAGCGCTTTGCCCAGACTGTCAGTCACGGCAAACTGAAAGTTCTTAAAGGCGCTGTATTCGGCTACTATGGCCCCTGTGTGGGCCGTTTCCTGTCCGAGCCTGTTCTTGGTGATCTTTATCGTGTCTGTGAGGCTCAGGAGCTGCATGGCGTTATTGGCCTGTGTCTTCAGGTGTTTGCATTCGGAGATGCTCAGGATGGCTATCAGGGCGATGATGACAGCGCCCATGATGATGTGTGTTTTGGTGATCATGTTGTATGGTTTAAGAGTGGTTTAAAAAAAGTCTTGTGTCTAATGTCTGGCGTCTATCGTCTCACTTGATTTTATCCAATTCGTATTTGAAAATCATTTCGATGCGCCGGTCAAGGAAGTTGCTTTGTCCCATAAACTGGCGTTTCGGCATATGCATGTGCCGGGTGAAAGCGCCAATGCTGCTATTGCCTGTGTGCACCTTGCGGCTCCTCTTGCTGATCTTCCCCGTCTTTGCGCTGGTGCTGGCCACCATCATCTGTTTGAAGGTCTTGCGCTGATGCGCCCTGACCTGCTCCGTACCGTTGAAGCCCTCATTGTGTATCTGCGAGTATGGCATGTGGCTTCCGATGACCACGAAGTCGGCTCCTGTCCTTATCACCCTAATGGAGTTGCGTAGCTTGCCTGTAGCGACCAGCAGCGCGCCACCTATGCGCTTATCTTTCTTGCGCTTCTGCCATGCTGCAAATCCATTGTCTATCCATCCCTGCATCCTGAAGCGGTCTTTAAAGAAATTGACAGATTCCCGACCGGCTATGACCACGAGTTCCTTCTGGGCCTGCTTGATAGCGGCCTTTAGTTCGGGCATCGTACGCCCCCGGAAGGTGACAGTCAGTGGCATTTGTTTTCTATTTAAATCCTCCTTAAATTTGCAATACGAAAGGGCGATAGCAGTATGATGGGCAACCTACCAGAAGCTATTTGCCCTTTTTCTTTATCAGTATACCGGCGCGCTGATCATCGGGCTGCTTATCGGCCAGATACCATGTCTTCAAAGTGCTTCGCATATTCTCGTCCAGCTCCACCACTATAGCCATAGGCCCTTCTTCATACATCTTCATATATTGATATTGGTACTTGCTATTAGCCCTTTGATTGAGCCAGACCTCGTCCGGGCTATTCAATATATCAGGCAATAACTCAAGAAGGCCAGCGCGGTTTTGATCTACATACTTCGTCTTGTGTGTGTGATCGGTCACGGTGTCCTCTGTGAACTCAATCGGCCTGCCTGCATAGTCCGTGATCACATTGTCCTTCACATTGTCGCTATACCACGTCTTAGCCTCGGCAGCTGTCCGCTTCGGCGCATTGAGCGCAGGCAGGTCTTTCATGTCTTTGAATGCCTCCACGCCATTGTCTTTGATTCCGAGCTTCGCGCCGAGCGATCCGGCATACTCTCTGTTCAGATCAAACACTTGTCCGGTCTTGGCGCGGTTTACATCCATGCCGTTTTCTTTCATGCGTTCCCATTCCGTGGTGCCCTCGTCGTCTATGACTGTGCTGTCGAGCGCGTCTATGGCTTTCTTCTTATCCCACAGCTCGGGTGTGTTATTGCTACGCATAGATTTGACATAGCAGCGGCAGCCCCAGTCCAGCGGTGGAAAGATGGACTGAAAGAAAGGATCATCGGCGGCGAATACCTTGCCGTCCAATATGCGGTGAGCAGGACGCACACGGCTGTCTCCGGCAGTGCGGTACTGCCAGAACGGATAGAGGTCTTTCTCCTCTACCATGCGCTGGTACTCCGCTGCATTTTGCGCCACCTGCCAGGCGAAGTTGTATTCTGTGCGCAGGTGGTTTTCATTCGCGGCTACTCCTATGCTGGCGGTATTCTTTTTGAACTCTTCGAAAGTCTTGCTATTAGGGAGCTGTGCGTTTAGCTTATTGACTACGTCGAGCGTCTTGGCAGAGGAGAAGCGGAATAGATTGGCCTCCATGTTTGCGATCACGCGCCAGTCATCACTCTGGTAATCTATATTCAGTTTCGGATTGCCCGGAGCGCTAAGCTTTAGTTTGTCGTCACCTTTCCAGCCGCGATATAGCGCATCACGCATGATGCCCGATGTAGTATCAAAATATTCGAATGAATACCGTTGACTGTTGACCGTTGACCGTCGACCACTCCATACTTCGCGTACCAGTTTGTCGAAAGCTTTGGACACGCCTCTTACATCCCCTTTAGCGAGGTTGAGATGGCCGAAGTCCGAGCAGCAGGCGTGGGCCAATTCTACTACTCGCTTGCTTTTTTTGCGGCTGCCTTCTTTGCAGGTTTCTTTTTTGGTGCGGGTGGGTCAAGCGGGTCTTCTGGATCAGGCTCGGGATCGTCAGGCTGTGGTACATTGGGATTTGTGACTGGAGCTTTGATCCGTTTGGTGACAGGGATGCCGAAGGTGTCGTTTATAAACTTCGGTTCGATGTCATATTCCTCAGTATCCAGCAACTTGATAGCCCTATCGAATAGCGCCGTGAGGTCTTTCTGTTCTACATATTCAAAGCGCCTGTTTTTGAAATCCAAACCGCGCATCATCAGCTTTGGTATGAGCCTGTTCATCACAGCTACGGTTACCTTGCGTTTGACGGCTTCGATCACGTCATCGTGTATCTGCATGTGGGTTTCTGACTGGCTCTTGCTACTGCCATCATCAGCGGTCATAGTTACGCCGACGATACCCTTGCTCAGCTCAGAGTTTGCACGGGCTATCTGTGTATCAAAGGGCGTCTGCTGTGCACCGCCCTTTATACCCTCTACTTGGATAGACTCTCCTTCATGGAATATGCCATAGCCGCCTTTGCTCAAATCCTGTATCGCACCCTCTATCCGGTCAAGGTCAGCATTATCACGCGTCTGTGTCTTCACCACCGTGAACGGCAAGCCAAATCGCTCACTGTATTCGCTGGCTACTACCTTGTTGTTCTTTTTGATCAGGTAGTCTACTGCCAGCTTCACAAAGCCGCCGAGGTTTTTAGGATGGCCCAGCTCTACGACATAGGGGATCAGCGCAGGGTCATTGCGGAAGTCATAGCCGTCAAAATCATATTCATTGATCAGGATATAGCCAATCTCCGGCTTCACGTTACGGCGAGGTACCAGCTCAAGTCCCGGAGTGCCATTAGGCCCTTGGAGTATCTTCTTGCCGGGATTGATCGGATCGTCGATGATGTCATGGATCATCATCACACTATGTCCCCACAGTTCTGTCCATACCACTTCTGCCACGAATTCATAGAACCACTCGCCGTGGAAAAAGTAGTCCAGGTCTTCATCTATCACACCGCTGGTGTCGACCACTCTGTGAGCCTGTGCACATACGCGGTCTATGATGCCGTGTACTATCACGCCCCATACATGTGGGTCCTCTTCTATCTCCTTCCAGACGCTGTATAGCGGCAGCCTGTTTGGCTGTATATAGCTCTCTGCATAGCGGAGGGCATTGCGATAGCCCTTGATATCCTTTTTGATCCGGTCGGCTTTGCGCTCTACCAGCGTGGTGATAAATCGCTTCATATCCTCCGGTGATGGAGGTGCGTATGCGTTGCCCGGATTCATGGGGTACATCAGGCCGTCTTTAGGTGCCTTGCGAGTATTGGTGTTGGTCGTCGTATTAGTCTGTTTGGTCTTTGCCATATCGGTAGTTTAAAGGGTCTTTAAATCAAAAGTCGCTTTCGAATCTTTTGCCGTGTGATCCTATGCGCATACGCTCCGGGTTGAGGCTGCTGTCTAGCTGCTGAGTGCGTCCTCCGCTGGAGGTTCCCGCCATGATCTGTACGGTGCCGGTCACGCTCACTATAGCCGGAATGTTATTGCCGTTGTGGCCCAGCATAGATGGCATCGTGATGTAGAAGTTACCTGCTGTGAGTGCCGTAGCCCTGTAGCCTGTATTGCTGCTGTAGGCATTGATAGCGGCCACGATGGATAGTGCTGTACCCGACAGGTCACCGGCTGCAAGCGGTATCGGTGCCGCTGTGAGTGCGATGCCTGATACGGTAATGTTTGCGGTGTCTCCGTTTGCTGCCGGTACCGTCACGCCCATTGGTATGGTAGCGCCGATATTGATAGGCACCGGCGACCTCTCCGGCAGGCGAGGTAGGTTCAGTGTCACGGTGCCTTTGGCGGCGCGTTCGAAGTAGTCCTTGGCAGCGACGTAGCGATCATAGCGGAGCTGTGGTATTTGCTTTCCCGGTATGCTGCTATGCAGGTGATAGAGCGTGACGTCTATCATATACATCATCAGGAGCGGATTGCGGTTAGCGCCTGTGGTAGCCCACGCGCTGCCCATGTCATAGCGCTGCGCCAGATAGCCCTCTATTTCCTCCATAGCAGCGTTCTCGCATTCGGTTACTGATGATGCCTGATCCTGAGTCACTGCGTTCAGTATCTCAGTCTTGATCTGCTTTTTATAGTCTTCGTCTGTGAGAAATCTTGCCATATTTTTGTTTTAGTGAGTGACGTCCTTATCTTCTAATTGTGCTCTGCTCGTTTGTGAAATAGTTTGAGTGTCAAGTGTGGATGGTACCGATGGTAACCCCGGAGCCGCAGTAGGGTGCATATGCGTGTTGAACTTGATCAGGTGCTGAGTGAAAGCCTGTTCCAGCTTATTCAATCTCGCCAGCACTCCCGCACTCGTATCATTAGGATCAACGAGCTTCACCATCCCTCCGAAGTTGCCATCATTAAACTGCCACTTCTTCCACTTTGCTATGTAGTTATCCTTGTCGGCTGTGATCTTATTGCCGTCGATCACGAGCTTGATGCTTTCGACCTCTGATAGCATCGCCACAAAGCTGTGTGTCTTCACACCGTCGATGATTCCTACCAGCACATTGCTGTCTTTCTTAGGGTAGAGGATGTAGCCATTGTCCTCACTATCTATGATCGCCTTCAGCTGCACACCCAGCATCTCGGCATCACCGTTGACCGGCTGCACAGTACATGTGTCCTTATCCTTGTCAATATCAGAGACTATACCCACCCGGAAGGTACAGTCAGGGAAGTCCACGAGGGCGTTAACTAATTCCTTTACAGTTGGCATTACATTGCGCTGTCTCTTTTTATAGTCCCGCTACGCGGCTCTGAAGCTGATGCGCGGCGTTTCTCCATGAGATAAAATATAGCTGCTTCATCAGCATCAGGGCCGTCGTCATGCATCTTGCCTCCCTGTGCTATCGCTATGAGTTGATCCTTGCTCTCTTTCATATCCTCCGTATTCTTCTCTTCTTCATTCCAGAAAACAAGGTGATTCTGATAGTGCGATGATGTTGATTCTATCCGCTCGAATTTGTTATCCTTCTTGCGGGTATCGAAGGTGTAGGGCAGCTGATAACCGCGGCGTATGCCCTCTGCATATATCTCATCCCTGAAAAGCTCATCCTGCGCAAAGTTTCCTTCGATCTGTGTGGTTAGGATTGCCTTCTTATCTCTGACCATTTCGTATGTGTCATACAGGTATTTGATAAGGTCAAGACGGCTGCACTGGCGAAGGAATGCTTTGATCTTATGAAGCTCTGTATTATAGCTTCCCCAGAGCATAGCGGCTTTATAGTCTCCCAAATCTTTAGCAGATGGGTCAACGTAGTGGATCAGCCTGGAGTAGTTCTTTAGTGGCTGCATTCTCTTCCACTGCACCCATTTATCTTGAAATATGCCGCCCACTGTTACGGGCGTATTCATCCACTCTCTGAGCCAGCTGCGCGATGTCTTGCCTTTTGCAAAGTTTACCCAGTATTCCTTGGTGTACTTTTCCGGCCAACTTGGATTGAAATCCTTATCCACTGCGTTTACTCGCAGATGGTGCCAAATGTTTTTGACCTGATAGGAGAATGCACCGGGAGCAAGTATATTCCGCATCAGGGTACGTATTCCAATCTTGGCCGATGCGACGAATTTCTCCTCGACCATTGAGCGCAGTATACTCTTGGGGAATGGACCATTATTGACAAGGATAAACCGCTGATTGCCCACATCGAATGTGCCGAGTACTTCGTCATTGAGCCAGTCTACGGCCTCCTTGATCATTTCAGAGTTGCGGGATAGCTTACTTGTGTCAAGATCATCAGCGACGATATAATCGGGCCTGTGTGGGCCGTTACGTGTTCCGCGCACAGTTTGACCCATACCACGAGCAAAAAAGCCAGCGCCATTACGTGTTTTAAATTCTCCTGTCTCCCACGAGCCTATTGACTTCTGATCACCGAAGTCATTTTTGAAAAGGCCGTTATGCTCAAACTGTGCTTGGATGTCACTTAGCAGTATGTTCGCTATAGTGTTGTTCTGTCCTATCAGGATCATACACATCAGCTCATTATGCGCCCAGAGAAATAGCGGGTATCCGAGGTCTGCATGGATAGATTTTGCGCTTCCCCGAAACCACTCCAGGATCAAGTGAATGACAGGGAACTTCAACAGCAGGTGAGCGACATAAATGTGATACCATGCACACTTTGTTACTTTGCCGTCTTTGCCTTTGCAGTAGTATTCAAGATAGAACTCAAAGAATTCTCCATAGTTGCCAAGCAGCCTTTTTATGCGCTTGTCCTTCTGCTCTGCCGTCTCGGTAGGAAGGTTAGATGTAGACTCAGAGACACGGCGACAGTGATCTTCAAAGTCTTTGAGGGTGTATGCTTTTTCCTGTACCATTACTTACTCCCTTCTGGTTTGATGAGTTCCTGTAAATAGCGCATCTGATACGGCATCATCTTCTTGACCAGTTCCAAGTCCTGAACACGAACCCAGTTATTGAATCGCATGAATGCAGCCGTCACGATAGAGGGGCTGACCTTGCGATCCAGCTTGTCGATAGCGGCAGCGAGTTTGACCAGCGAGTCGGCCTCACTTGAGTTGACAGGGCGATTATCCTTCTTAGCTTTCTCCATGATGTCAAAGGCTTGATTGTAGAACTCGCGCACCAGCTTGTCAGGGCTGAGGGCGTCCACAGCTTTCTTTTGTTTCCAGTTGTCAGCATTCGCCCACTTACTCACGGTCGCCTCAGTCGTATCAAGCTGATCGGCTATTTCTTTCTGCGACAGATCGGTCTCCATGTAGAGGATGAAAGCCAATCCCTTCTTCGGGTTTTCTCTTGCCATTGCGTTGTTTTTAGAATCAGTCCCCCTTCTGCTTCGCAGAAGGTAACCACGCTGCAAACTTCGCTTTTGCCGAAAAAACTTAAAGGTTTTGTATCTCTGAATAGGTCTGAAAAACTATTGAATAGTAGTACAGAACTATTCAGAGATATGTGATTTGGTGAGGGTTTAACGATACTACATTTTTGCTACCGCAATCGATAAACAGGTAAAAAAAAACGCCATGCCAAAGCCAATCAAGATACACACACAAGCACCCAATAGCTACGGCATTATTGTGTTGACATCGGGTATAGACTGGACGCGGTTTGATGCTAATCCGGTAATGCTGGATTCGCACAATGATACGCTGATCCTTGGCAACTGGAAAGGTCGCACAGTAGAAGGCACTGATGTATCATCCACTCCAAACTTTAATGAGGAGAATGAACATGCGGCATCTAAGATGCAGGAGTATGAAGGCGGTTTCCTGAATGGTGCAAGCCTCGGACTTGATTTCGACTGGGATGATATTCAGATCAAGCCGGAGCTTGGTTTCGGAGAAACACCGGTACTCGTCAAGTGCGAATGCTACGAGGCTTCGCTTTGCGCTATCCCTTCCAATCCCGAAGCGCTGAAGATGAAAGCGAGTGGTGAAAGTCTCAACCCTGAGCAATTTAGAAAGAAGCTGCAACTCAAGTTGTCAGCAAGTAACACGTCACAAAACAATCAACATATGCAAGATTTAACCCTTCTTAAAAGCGCTCTGAAACTCGCAGTGAGTACAGGAGATAGCGATACTGTGGCCGCTGCTATCGGCAAGATAAATGAGGGCGAGGCTGCCATACAGGAACTCGCAACCTTAAAGCTTTCTATTGCCACTGAGAAAAGCGCTGAGATCAAATTGGTGCTGGATGAGGCGCAAGCTGCTGGCAAATTCACTGTCGAAGAAAGGCCGGAATACGAAGCGCAGGCAAAGCTCAATCTCGCCTTCACTAAGAAAGTGCTCGGCCTCGCTAAGCCAGCTGCTGCGCCTGCTGGTAACCCGATCAAGAAGCTTCTGACGAATGGCGGCGGCGGCAAGGTCGATGGCAACATTGAGTTGTCTAAAGAGACCTATGACAAGATGCATAAGGCGGGCACTCTGTTGGCTCTGAAGACCAATGATCCCGATACCTATAATGCGCTTCTGGCTGCCAAGAAGGAGGCCGTGAATGCCAGCGGAGTGGTCACCCCTAAATAAGGAGATCAGTCATGGCACTAAACGGACTATCAGACGAGGCAAGTACTACCATTATTTGCTTCATCATAGGCGGCATACTCTCCCTTATCGGGGTATACGTCTCCCTCAAACTCTCCATCAATACGCTGGAGGTACAGCAGGAGGCAAACGAAAAGGAGATTTCAAGGCTGAGGGGAGAGATCAAAGAGGTGAAAGGAGAGCTGAAGGATTCCATCAATGAAATGAAAGACCTCCTTCAGGATATCAAACTTGACATCGAACGCATACGACCATAGACACAAAACCATAAAAACCCAGAGCCCCGCCACCGTGCGGGGTTTCCGGGCACAAGAAGTCACTAAAACAAAAAACACAAAATGAGACGATCAAAACCAAACTCTAAACTCGGCGCGCTATTCAACATCCTGATAGCTGTCGCCTTCAACTGCCTCATGGGGGTTATGTTGGGAACTGTATTCGCAAGCCCTGTCGTAGCTGTAGTCGGCGCGATTGCCACGAATGCAATAGGTGTGGCGCAAAACTGCGCACGTATGTATTACAACTATCGCGGATTCACATTCGCTGAGCCTGCCATCTTTATGGACGGCCTGAATAAGGAGGTGTGGATTGATCAGCTGATCGATCAGCTTCGTGCTGACAAGTCTTTCATCGAGGATGGAGAGAACTGGGATGAGTGGGTCGAGAATGATGCCATCAACTTTGCAGCGGTGGGCGGTGATCCTGTAGTGCACATCAATAACACGGTATGGCCGCTGGTAGCAGCTCCAAGAACGGATACGGCGCTTAAGGTTTCTCTTGATACCTTCTCGTCTACACCGACACGTGTGCAGCGCATAGAGACCGCAGAGCTGGTATACAACAAGCTGGATAGCGTAAACAAACAGCACGTCCTTGCGATCATGGAGCAGTATGGTATTTATACCGCTTGGAATTGGGGCGCAACGGCAAACAGTCTGGCTACACCGGTGATAGTGGCTACAGGTGCTATTGATCCTGCGACTGGTGTGAAAATAGTTCTGGCGGCTGATATAGCAGCGCTTGCGAAAGCATTTGATGATCTTCTTTACCCGGATGCCGGACGTACATTACTCATGAGCCCTCAGGCTATCTGGAGTCTGATCAATAATGATCCTAAGCTGACTCAGCAATTCGGTTTTCAGGCTAATCTTGGAAGCATACCGGGAGTGATCAATGACTATTATGGTTTTAAGATCCGGAAGTATGTCTATGTGCCGACATATCGCCTCGTGGGTGGTATCTGGACAAAGAACGCAATGGGCGCTACTCCTGTAGTCGGTACTGACTTCAAGGGTGCAATAGCCTATATCGCTAAGAATGGTATCGTCAGGGCTTGGGGTTCTGTAGAGTTCTTCTCTCAGATGAACGAGCCAACCTATCAGGCTGATATGGTCAGCTACGCGGTGCGTGCTATCGCTAGGGCTAAACAGCAGGCGAGGATAGGTGTGATCCTTCAGACTACATAAGAAAACACTAAAAAGGGGATGGAGGTGTCCTGTGTCCATGCAGGCCCTCCTAATTTTTAAATCATTCATCAACGCAAAAAAATCTTTTATGTCAAAATCAAAACTGCCGATACCTCCTAAACATAAAGCCACTGCACTGACTGTGGCTAAGGGAACCGGACAAAACAAGGTGTACATCACCGAAGATGGTCACGCATACATAGAGTCAAACAAGGCTCTCCTGGAGTACCACTGCCGCACCAATGGCAAAACATACTGGGAGGTAGAAGCTGAGCCGGAGACTGTCGCTACTGAGAAAACCGAAAAGGAAGAAAAGGTTCTCGCTGAGGACAAAACGGTAAAGACCGAAACCAAAGTGCCTGAGTCTGCCATATCCGCTGAGGATGCTAAGAAGATGGCTGAAGCTGCCGGTTCCGCTGGCGCTAATACTGAGCTGATCGAAAAGCTCAAAGGCCTCACCGTAGAGAAACTCGCTGCCCTGACTAAGGATGTGCTGAAGGGTTATGCTGATGCGCTTAGCATCACTGTAGCTGATACAGATACCAAGCCTGTCATAGCCGAGGCCATACTCAAAGTAGTAAACGCCTAAATAGGAAACCTTAGAAATATCCAACCGTTGCCCCGCCATTGTGCGGGGTTTTCGGGTGAAAGGAATTCAATTTTAAACGGGCTTTAAAGCCATATTCATTCAAATCAAAACTACCTCATGGCACTACCTGAAGTAAACATAAGAAGAGCACCCGGTCTCGGTCGCCAAACACCAAACGTAGATAATGTGTCAAGTCTGATCTGTGGCGGTGTAGCCACTACAGGCGCTGGTGGTACACAGGCGCTGGCTATCGGACAGATCGTACAGCTCAATTCAATACTGGACGCTCAGGGCTATGGCCTCAATGATGCCTATGACGCCGCTAACAGCATACTGGTATATCATCACATCAAACGCTTTTTCAAACGCTGTCCTTCAGCTACGCTGTATCTGGTGCTGATGCCTCAACGTATAGCGCCTGTCGTAGCTGTGAGTGCCACAGTCGATTTTGAGATCACAGTAGCTGTCAACGGCTCCCACTGGTCAGCGGCCATAAATACACTCGCACTGGTCGGCGCACCTGTCGCGCTGTCGACCACATCTACCTCCAGTCAGGCAGTTGATATTGTCGATGCGATCAATGCCTACACCGGCACATCCGGATGTACGGCCAATGCCACAGGCAGCGGATTTACCGTGACCCTGCCGTCAGCTCTCGGCGCGACGCTCAATACAGTAGTGCCGGTGATCACCGAGACCGGTGGCACTACCTCTACAGCTACGGCCGCGACAGGAGGTGTGACAGGCGTGACAGGCGGAGCGGTCAAGCTCTCCGATATGCTGGATATCACCAACGAGTACGCTGCCTATATGCTCCGCTCTGTATTGAGCACCAGAGCAGCCGCTAAGCTTCAGGGGGGCATTCGCCAGCTGGGTGCTGTACTCAACCCTGATGCAGCCGCGTTGGCCGCTGAGACTGCCGTGTCGGGCCTGTCTGATGATACCTCACTGGCGGTGGCTAAAGCACAGGCCCTCGCCGATTATGCTTACGCTGCATTCTATCCTGTAGATATCTTAGTTGAAGGCCGTTATTTCAACGCCACCCCTACTGCCGCCATCAATGCGCGTGGCCTCGGGTCGGGTCAAGTCTCGCTTGTGATAGGTGCTGACCCCGCCATCTCTACCATAGATATCGGTGGCGACCATCCTTATCAGCACTATGCAGCTGTAGGCGACGCGCTCGGCTGCATGGCGCAGTGTAAAGTAGACGAGTCAATCGGCAATACGAGCCTTAACCTCACAGATACTGCGGACGGCAGTTTTGTGACAGCGGGATTGTCCAGCGGATTGGGTATAGACAACTACAGCGCAGGTGTAGTTGTTGGCGGTCGCGTTGTCACCGGCCTTGATACGCTCTATGACAAGGGTTATATCATACCGAGGATCATACCGGGACTGGATGGCATCTACTGGGGCGGTGGCCCTACATGTACCGCTATCGATCAGGATGACGCATGGAGCGAAGATAGCAGGACGCTCAATAAGGCCTCCATCTATGTCCGCAGGTCATTCCTGAAGGAGATCAATGCTACTGTGCCGGTGGGACCTAATGGCGCGATACTGCCGACCAAGGTCGCACAGCTTCAGGATGCTGCCGAGAAGATGCTGGATCAGTACATGGCGGGTGAGATCAGCGGCAGAAAGGTCACCATCACCACTACCGATGTGAACGGCAATCCGATCAACTTCGTGCAGAGCGGCGAGATTATTCCATATGTCGCACTGATCGAAATCAACGGTGTGGCGCGCAGCATTGATGGCACTATATCACTCGTTAGCTCATTGTCTTAATCAAATTTCGCAAGCAAATAAAAATCACTCTATATGGTCGAACAACAATTAGTAAACGGTAATGCATATGATTGGGTCAGCATTACGATCTCTCTCCTCGGTAATGAGGCAGTGGCAGGAGTCGCCAGCATCACCTATAAGGATAAGCAGGAGAAGAAGGATAACTACTACTCAGGCAAGTTTCCTACCAGCCGTGGCCGTGGTCAGGTGAAATATGAGGCATCTATCGAGCTGGAGGAGGTCGAGATCAGGAGGATACTCACGCGCGCCAATGTCAACGGCCTGAAAGATGTCCCGCCGTTCACGATAGTCGTCAGTTATCTGCCTGAGGGGGCTGTGGTGCCGGTCATTGATATCATCACATTTGCAGAGTTCACAGGTCAGAGCGTCGAGACCAAGGCAGGCGATACAGGCCTCGCGCAAAAATGCGAACTGATCATCGCCGGTATCAAATGGGGCAAGGTAGCGGCTTAATCATTTTCAAACCAAAATCAATATACAATCATGGACAAGACAGAAAAATTACCTGGTGGGGCCACAGTAGAGCAGCTTAAAGACTGGAAGGAAAAATATGGTGAGGTCTTTCTCGTATCCGTCACAGATCGCAGTGGCAAGCTGATAGAAGGCATATTCAGAAAGCCTAACATGGCTGAGTTTTCTAAGGCTGTCAAATTCCTCTCTCCTGATCCTAGTGACCCGACGCCTAAAGACCCTACCGATAACGATGGTAATCCACTGCTCGGTGAGGACGGCAAACCTGTCAAGGCATCAGGCTTCCCGCGTGATATGATGAGAGCTGGCACGATCTATTATCTGGCTTGCAGACTCGCAGTCGATCCGGAGATGGATAAAGATGAGGAGGTCAAGGCGGGAGTATGTATTCAGCTGGTCAAACAATTCAAACCGATTGAGGCGACCATAAAAAACTTGTAGCAGCCTCGCGGATAGACCCGCGCGATGGCTATGACGAAATCACCAAGGGCTTTGCCCAGATAGAAGCCGTATTCGGCTACACTCCAGCCCAGATACTCGACGAAGAGCACTGGGCTGAATTGTATAACAAGGCGATGTGGGTCAATAGGGAAAGGATTAAAAATACGGCGGTCATGCTTGCCAGATTATTCGGCGCTAAAGAAAAATAACATGTCAGTTACTTCAGGAGTAGATTATCAGATACGGGTACCAGCCATCGGCCTCAATGAGTTCGATGCTGTCGCGCGTAGTATAGCTGGTCTCACTCGCAGCATTGGCGAAGCATCTAAAAGCATAGACCAGATCGCCGCGCAGCTGAACCGTACTGGTCAGGGCCTGCAATCCGCAGCCGGAGGCGCGCAGCACTTTCAGACTCAGATGCACGGCATGTCTGCCAGCACTGAGGAGGCTCACGGCAGTATCGGTATGCTCACCGAGGGTCTCGGCGAAATGGCCGCAGCGGTCGGCATCGCATTCAGTGTGGAGAAGGTGGTAGAGTGGGGCAATAAGATTTTGGAGGTGACAGCAGAGTATCAGGGATTTCAAAACCGGATCAAGTTTGCCTCCATTGACACTGCTGATGCAGGAGCGAATATGGACTACCTGAGCAAGGTGGTCAAGGATATGCACCTCCCCGTCAAACAGGTGTTTGATGGTTTCTCTCAGATGGAGGGTGGCCTGAAAGGTACAGCCATACAGGGCGATAAGTTGCGTAATCTGTTTACAGGTGTTTCCGCTGCTGCGGCCTCGCTGCATCTCGGTGATGCAGAGCTACAGCGTACACTTTATGACTTTAAGGAGATCGGCGAGAGAGGGCTGTCTATGCGCTACGAGGCATCTCTGGCGGGTAATCTCCCCGGCATCAATGATGTAGTGCGCAAGACCTTTGGCAAATCCATGCATGAGCTTCAGCAGGCAGGTATGTCAGGTACTGACTTCCTCGCCAAGCTCGGCCCTGGTCTATTTGAGTATTTCAAATCGGGCCTTGCGAATTTCGGTAGCAGCCTTCAGGCATCTATCAATGATACTGCGAATGCTGTCTACCTGAAGCAAGTCGAGGTAGGCGAGAAGCTGGAAGGCTTCTATCTCGGTCTCATGAGTGATATGCGCGGCTTTGTTACTACAGCCGGAGATGCAGTGATTGAGAGTATTGACTTCATCGGGAACCACTTTGGTGATGTGCGCAATCAGATCAATGAAATGAGCATAGTGATGGCAAAATCACTCAGCAATATTGACACTGGAGCTATCCTCCATTCAGCAGGTGAGGTGTTCAATGAATACGTGCATAATATCTGGTCGGGTCTTAAACCATTGATAGAATCTATCTGGCAGTTTAAAGACCAGGCTATTGCTGTTTTCGGTTTTATTGGTCAGGCAGTCGGCGGCCTTATCAGAGGTCTTGGAGAGTATTTCGGTTTTGTATATAAAGTAATGGCGGGTGTCATAGATGTGCTACATACGGTTTATGTTATCCTTGATAAGCTTGGAATCATCGGTGAGGTGGTATCTGATTTTAAGTTCATAGGGGCAGTTCTGGAAGGCATGGGTAAAGAATTTGAGCGTATCTATAACGACTACATAAAGCCAATTTTAGACGCCATTAGCAAAGCATATCACATGGTCAAAGACCTTTTGGGTATAAAGGACTCAACCTTAAATGTAAAGTATGAGGCTCCTAAGGATACGTTCCCTTATGCACCAAATAATTTCGGGTTTGGCTGGAATGGAAAGGGAGAGCAGGCCATAGATCCGTTTGGCACAGCTGCCGAAACCAAAGGCAAGAATGACAATATCCTCGCCGAGACTCGCGGCGGTGTCAGCGCGGCTGGTGCTGGCAATCATGTCCGCAATGTGATCGTGACCATCGAGAAGTTTGTCGGCATAGAGAATATGACCTATGACCATGCCGTGCACAATACGCGCAAGATAGAGCAGGTTGTGTCAAACATGTTTACTAACAGCATACGCGATAGTGAGATCGCACTGGGACAGCAATAATGGAA